CCCAGACAGGCTTCAGGAAGGCTGTCCCGCAGCCCTCCATCCACTGGAAGAGGGTATTGCGGTCCTCCATGGTCAGTCGCTCATTGAGGAAGTAATCGAGCAGGCGGGTCTCTACCTTGGCTCCGGAGAGGTCATAATCTTCAGATGTGGCCGGCCTCACCTTTAGGATGGGTTGCATCCGGGAGATGCGGGCTATTCTGGTTTCAATGATGGGGGCGCAGTGGTTGAACACTTCACGTTCTTGCCACCAGTAAAGCTTGGGGATCTCAAACAGATCCATTATGGCCGCATTGATGTCCATGTACTGGTTGCCGTCAATGAAGGCCATGTTGAGCCTCCACTGCAATTCAAAAGGACGCCGCTCATTCCGGCGCCGCTCAAATTCCTGATCAACGTGGTTCACCAAGTCGGTAGGCAAACCAAAGTCGGTCGGCTTCGTCTTGACAACGATCCGGGCGATCCCTCTTTTTACAGCAGACAGGATGCCTTCTTTCATGCGGCCTCCACATGGGCAAACAAAAACGGGAAGCTCGCCAAGAGCAGACATCTGCTTGGCCAACTTCCCGTCGGTTGTTCCGTAGGGAATAGATATTAAGTTGCTTACAGCATATTACCGCAAATCACGGTTTGTCAAGGGTCTTTTCTTTCCCCACCGGTTTGATGCTCTCGATCTTCAGCATCCGGGCAATGGCGCCATCCTGAATCTGCACCTCTAATTTGCCCCACTTGAGAGAGCGGAACATGTCAAGCATCCACTTCTCTTCATCGTTGACGCTTAGAATAATCGGTCTGTCGGGGTCTATGTTCATGGAATCACCTCTTGGGGCGGAATGGTAGTATTAACCCCGAACTTGTAACACCCATTGGCCCAACAGGTAGCCCTGTCTCTGCATCTGTTGCAGGCGGTTTCCCAGGAGGCATCAGCCCTACAAACTTCATATCGTCAGGGTTGAGCGTGACGTCGTTGCCATCGAGATCAATCCCACACAGTACATGCGTGAAGGCAACATTGTCTTTGATAATCCTGGAGATATACATTCTGTCGAGCACAAGAAACTGGGCACCGGTGGTCTTGTCTTGAACATAGTATGGGTGCATGTTAGTCCTCCTTGTCTTGGCCCATGCTGCGCCGAATGTTTTCCGGAATGGTACTTCTTCCCTTTGGAAGGGTGCCGGTTTCGTTGCTGGTGAAGTCTGCCAGTGAGTCGGCCTTGATCAGGCGGTAGAGGTTGGCGCGTTCCTTGGCGTGCTGCATCTCCAGGGCGTAGAAAAGGCCGCCGAACAGTAGCAGGAAGAGGACGGCGCAGATGGCGTTAATGGCGTCGGTCATAGTCTAATACCCACACCCTTCTGGAGTATCTTCTTCCATGAGAGCGACAATGGCGGGGCTAGGCTTATACTTTTCGCTGAGGATGTCCTTGGGAACGTAGTCTATGTCGGCACCCTCTGCCGTGTTGCCCTTGCAAAACTTCTCATGGATCTTCCGAGCAGATGGATTCTTGAGCGGCTTGCCACACTTGGAGCAGGGATAGGTTGCCGCCTCCACGGGAATCGCGGCCGCCACTTCCTCAGCAAGCGCCATTGCCTCTGCCCTGTTTGCGGCTAGGGCGTCCGCCTCCGCATATTCAGCGATCTTAGCCCTGGCGATCTTGCGGGCAATGGGACCATACTCCGGGTCATCGAAGATGGTTTCGATCAGGGCAACCAAATGGCCGTCGCAGATGTAATGGTTGGTGTAGCCATTGGCGGGAGTGACATTGAGCGCCACGGTAGCCGGTAGGTTCTGCGCTCCTGGCCCGTGAGGATCACACATGCCATACTCGCACGTTTGGCCCATGACGCTGCGGTGAAGCTGGATCGGTGCAAACATTTTGTTCCTCCTCCTGAAACAGATTGCCTAGAGCTTGAAACTGGGCGCCTTCGGCACGCGTGCTGTCTTGGCCTTGGGCACTTTTGGCTTCTTCACCTTGGTCTTGGGGATGGTGGGTTTCTTGGTTCTCAGCCCGGCCATGGGCTACTTACCGGGGATCAGAGCCGAGCGTTTGGGGTTGCGGCTCTTGGGGGTAGACCCCTTGGTGCTGGTGCCTCGCTTCGGGACTTTTACCATGCCGATGCTTCCGGGGCTGGTGATGGTAGTCGGGCCGGGGATCTTGCCGGTTACTTTCGTCTTCTTCTTTACCATGATGGTGCTCCTCTCTGAGTTGAGTTATTTCAAGCGCACTACGCGCCTAAAACCTTTCTAACATCTTCCCTTGCCTTGACAAACTCCTTGTAAGCCTGCTCTTGCGCCTGCTGCTGCGCCCTTTCCTGAACCATCTGCCGGTATTCGGGCAGGGTGGTTTGCAGGAGTTTGCCCCTGATTGCGACGTTGTTCTTCAGGGTGGTAAAGCACGACGGACACATCTTCGCCTTCACGTCGGCCATGATGATGCCATCGGAGAGATGCGTAGACTTGCGGTTGCAGAGGGAACAGCGGTTATGGCGATCAACTATTGACATCTAAGTTTGCACCCCATTCAGCCCTATCAAGTTCCTCTTGGTGTTGTGTCGCCCTATAATATTCACTTCTTTTATTCAGCCTGCTTATTGCCATCCAAAACTTATGTTCACCGTATTTAGCCATCCAATATAGATCGTCAGGACTAATTATTTGATTGTTTTTATGTATATTGCCCCATATACGCTTAGGCTCGCATGAATTGACAGTTATGATATGAGGACGATCTTCAAGGTCTCGCACACACCTAATAACCTCAACCGAGCATTTTCCCTGGTTTGGCATAAAACTATAAACATCTTTGCCATTTTTTGTTTCAATAATCTCACAATCCATACGGGTAATAAGAAGATCGTCAGGTACCGCATGCAAATGGTAGCAATCACCACACATATCTTTGCACACAATTAACTTCATGTTCCCCCTCCTAACTATTCAGCGCTCTGGCGTGCATATCGTCATACTGCCCCTGATGCGTCAGCTTCTCCTTGTACTTCTGCAAACGGGTCTTGGCCTGCTCTGGTTTCTTGGACTGTTCGGCATGATAAGCGACCAAACCATAACCTGCGGCGTCGTATCCGTGCTGATCTGAACTCGGCGCGTCGCTTACCTTGTCGCTGTCCATCTCATCCTCTTGCAGTTGCGGGATGGAATTGATCAGGTAGCGGCAGGTAGAGAATATCTTCAGACGCGGCCCCACTTCAGGATCGTTTCGCAAATACTCATGCCAAGTGGCCTTCCTGATCTTCCGGTCTGTGTCGCCTCTGACGAAACCAGAGAGGCCGCCGTCCTCGTAGTAGTTGATCAGCGTCTTGCCTTCCGTGTCCCGATGGTGCTGAGACCAGGCATCATGCCCGGCCACTATGACATCGTGCTTCTCGACAACCTCTTCATCGCACCGGGAGACCTCATCATACCGGGTGAAGGTTGAAAGTTTCACCACTCGCCTGGCCTGGTCAGAGTAGCCGACCCTCTCTTCGTGTTTGTTGCGGGTAAACTCCCGGTAGATATAGACCTGCCCATCTTCGTCTACGGCGAACCAGAGCCAACAGAAGGGATCGGCCATGCCGTTATCCACAGACATCCACTTGCGCCAGTGATCGGGGATAACAAACGGCGCCACCACATGGATTTTAGGGTCAAACTCCTCGAAAGCCTGCCCCTCGTAGGAGTCCCAATCGCCATAGAGAAGGGCTTTCTTCTTGGCTGGAGGCAGGTTTTCCAGACGTCTGACATACGCCGGGTCGTTCTGCATTAAGATCGCATTGTCGTAGACGGTAGCCGGAATGAAGGCAATAACGCTGCCGGTCTTTTTATCCCGGTACATGCGTTCACCTTTTTTGGTGGGAGTGACGTAGCGTTTCTTGACCCACTTGTGCCCCTTGCCACCAGGGTTTGACGTTGCCCTGAACCTTGGCGGGTATCCCCTCGGAGAACGAAGGCAGGACAAGAGGATCTGGATCTCTTCCTCGTCGTGCTTCGTCAGTTCATCCACGCCGATGTAGTCAATGGATGAACCATCGTAATTTGCGGCATCCTCTTTGCAATCGCAGAAGCGGAAGTACACCCGGGAGCCATCGACCATAGTAGCGACGTGCTTGCTCTCGTTGAGCTTGTAAAGCTGCGCCGGCACTTTGGCCTTCCACTCGTTGATCAGGTTGCGCTCCAACTCATCGAAGGTCTCACGGAAGAGGTAGCACTCTGACTTGGGATAGGTCATAGCATACTGAAAGCAGTCCATGACAAGTGAGATCGTCTTGGCGCCGCCTTTGGCTCCCCCATAGAGAACCTCGTTGGCGTCGCACTCATGGAAGAGGACTTGCTTTGGATTTATGTATGGGTCGTATGCTAGGGCTAGTTCCATGGGTTACTCCTTTAGAACCATCTACAATCAATGTCATCTTTGAAATCTTTACTCGGAGGCAGCCCATACTTATCGCGTATTTCTGCCTCGGTTATTACATTGCAGTTTACAAGGCTCTGACGAAATTTGATCTGCTTCAAAGTTGGCTCCTGTATTAGCCTGAGCCTCAATTCCTCTTCCCACTCAGGGTAATGGGCATAAAGGATCTGAAGCACCGGGTAACTAGCCGAACCTACAAGAAAGAAGTTAGGCTGTATTGGTCGCTCACGCTCTTGCACCAACCATGCGTTAAACTCTGTTTGATCCATCATTTTATCTCCTAAAAAAAATTGGTGGGACTCCTATGCCTTTACTGGCCCTTCACAATTTGACAACTGAGCATCGCTAACACGATCAAATATAGTTCCGCAAAAAATACACCTGTGCTTTATTGGCCATTGGTTTGCAGGTGGAAAACAAGAGTGGAAGCCAGGATCGCCAGGTTCAGGCTCCATGTTCATGCCAGTATTTCGATACATCTTTACGGCTGATAATTCATGAGCAGCCATATCAACCCTCCTAGCGTTTTTCTGCATAAATATGCATCAATATTCATTTTACCTCTGGCTCAACTTTGCCCGCCCACGAATCATGTCCTCAACCTGGTCCAAGGCAACTGGGGTTGTCCTCCACATGGGCCGCCTGACAACCTCAACTACCTCGCCACAGTTGGGACACCTGTAGATTCCGTCTGCCCTCAAGCGCTCTTCCTTGTTCATCTCAGCGTCACAGGTGCAGATGATCTTCATGCCCCTAGATCAGCCCCTCTCTTCTCAATCTATTCAGCAGTTGCAGCCAGCGCAGAGGCTCAGGCGTGTAGAACTTCAGCGCCGACTCAATTAGTCTGGCCTGCTTAGCGTCCATCTTGGCGAAGCACTCCCCGTAATGCTCATAGAAGTGAGCAGGGACGGTTATAGCACGGCAGGAGTTGAACCCATTACGGGCGCAACCGAAGCACATCTCAGGGATGGTTTCCTGGGCGAAGGATCTCGCATCGCGTTTGTCTTGCGCTGTTCTGGGCATGGGGCTCTACCTCGTGTTGTTAAGCTTCCAGGTCAAGAAGGTTATGCTGGCAGATGCATTCCTTTCCCGCAGCCATAGATTGCTGGGAAATCGTCGTTTGTAGGCGCGCTTCCTTGCAAACCCGTTCGTGCTCTTTGCGTATTTCATCCACGGCTATGGCATCTAGCAGGTCAGAACGGTAGTTCAGCAGGTCACCGAAGGCAGTAACAAGCGTAACTGCCGGGTCCCAATGGTTACCAGGCATGATGACATCTTGGGAGATCTTCGTCATCATGAGATCGACCAGGGATAAAGCTTTTTTGTTCGTCAATGGGGTATCCTCCTCTTAGTTTTTGTTGGTAAATTAACTGGCGGGCAGGCCAGTTGTTTTATTTTTTATTCAGGGTACTTGGTTTCGGTAAGCCGTTTCCGTATAAGGCAACCTGCTTCATCTGCCATATACGAAATGACATCTTCCAGAAGCGCTTTTGCAGCCTTGAGTTGTTCTGGATTGGTCAAGACGGCCTCAAGGACTGTCAGTCCCTTACCTTTGCCATAGTCATAGAGCCATTTGGCCGTTGAATCGCCGAACTCTACGACTTCCGTAACAGTTAATCCGTTCCTTACTTCAAGCCAAGCCTTACCTTCTTCGCGGTCTTCGTAGTTTGGTTTACACACTTTACTTCGCCTCACTTTACTTTGCTCTGCCCGCCAACTCTTTTATGGTAAAGAATGGGAACAACCTTTACTTTTGAAAAAAATTATGTGTGTGACTGAAATCAGGTATAGGGTACAGGAGTCGCCGGCCTCGGTTGATGCCACCCCCTACCCGTCATCTCTCAGTCCATAGTCAGTCATCATCGGTCATCCTAGGGCAACATGGCAACAACCATCCATAACAGGAGACCAGCAGCCAGAATCCCTATCACAATATCCAAGGCAATCACCTCTTCCTCTCAGCGGCACCTCACCAACCACCATAGACAAAACGAGCTGAAGGCAAGAAAAGCAACGATCACTATCACGGTATCCATCTCAATCATCTCCTCTCTTCTTCCACCACGACTACCACGGTCAGCATACTTGCCAGTCTCACGACGTTGCCCTAAGACACTACTTAACAACCTTGGTGGTACGAATCTCTTCCGTCGTTCCTCTCTCGTCATCTACTGGCCTTCTGTTGCGTCTGATGGCTTTAACGTGTAATGCTGCTTTAGGATCTCTACCAGCCGATCAAACTGCTCCTGCTGCCAAACCTCGACCTTTGTCTTGACATCCTCGAAGCTATCGCCTTTCAGGTAGCCACTCTCAGCAAGCTCTATTCTGTCGCCAGGCTCATAACCTTCCTCGTAGAAACAAAGATACAGGCTCGTTATGGCCATATCCGGTTCGCTATTCTGCTCCTGACCGATATGGGATTTGCCAGGCTTATTAACCACAATCAGAGCACTCCCGCCAGCCGGCCAATATCGGCTGTCGAACAAGACCACCGGCCCATCGCAATCTTTCTTTCCGCAGCAATCATCTGTCCAATGCGTGTTCGGCTTCATCTCAGATCACCTCCCCGGTTAGAATACTTGCCAGTATGATTCTTTGCCGCCTAGAAGCTGAGAAGCTACCCTGGTTGGTGCGATTCTATGTCTCGGTTTGCTGCTCTCATTCTAGGTGGCTTTAAATGCGTCTGAATGGAAACGGGCTAATCCTGGGCATCGTCAGGGTCGATCTCTACCAGTTGCGCCTGGTCAATGGGAGCCTTGGCGGGCATCTTGAGGTTGACGGTAATCTGGGCATCAACCCGGGCGCTGGCGGCATCATTGAACATGCCTTGAGCACGGCCTAGGAGCTCGAGGGCACGGTTGACACCGGCGTTGTCACCGGCTTTGCGGGCCTGCTTGACGGTAAGCTTGAGCTCCTTGATGATCCAATCTGGGTCAGCTTCGAGCTTTGCCATGCGATTTTTTTGGATGGAACGAAGGCGTGCCTGGATTGCAGGGCTTTGCAGTAGGTCTGTCGCTGTCGTATGGGCAGAACTCTCGGCATATCCCGCCTTTTTTGCGGCCTCTGTGCCATTCCCGTTGTTCGCTATGTACTCCAAACAGAAAAGCGCCTGCTTGAGCGTCAGTTCTCGGGGTGCTAACTGAGCTTTGCCGGGCGCTTTCTTTAAGTTGTCTATTCTTCTGTGCTTTGGTGCTTCTTCGCCCATGGCTCTAAGCTCCTAAGTCATTTTCGTTGCTCTCTCTTACTGCTCATGTTAAGTTTACTTACCCCTAAAGTCAATTGCTAACTATCCTTTACAACCTCATAGGTTATCTTTACCTGATCTTTAGATCTTAAGATCTTAAAGATCTTTAATATCAACATGCATAATTATACGTAACGTATATAGGCTGGCTGTAGGCTCAGCCTGGTTTTTCTTTTAAAGCGGCGAACAATTTTTTTTAAATCCCTTTTGACATGCGGTTTTCAGCTATTGCCTATAGGACTTTCATCCCCTTTTTGATATTACCTATTGCAAGCCCAAAGCAGTTTTGGTATACTTACATCACAGTCAATCAATCGCCGGTCACCCCGGCCAGGAGGATAATAAAATGCAAATCGGAACTAAAGTTATCACACCAGCAGGTTACCCCGGGACGGTCATCGGACAGGCCGAAAGTTTTATGGATCTTGATGTAATCGTTGTCGAGTGGACACAGGCGAGACTCGGAGCTACAAAGGGCGAGAAGGTCACCTGCCAGTACAAGTACCTGGCTCAGGATTGCAAGCCTGCCTGAAGAGTCCTAGCGGGACGAAACCGCCTCCGGGCGGTCGCAGGATAAGCAGCCGGTCAACCCGGCAAGGGAGGCACACAAAAATGGATCTGCTGTATGATGGCAAGGTAATTGGTGGTATCACGACTAATCAATCTCTGACGCTTGAGGACTGTTTCGAACTGTTAGGAATCAATATTGACGAAATGGAAGACGAAAACACACCAAAATGGGATTACGACCTGTTCGAGATGGACTATGACGTCGATATCCATGACGCTGCCGCTACCCTGGGAGCCCGTGGCGGCGCTGTCGGCGGTCTCTCCACCTCCCCGGCCAAGCAGGCCGCATCCCGCACCAACGGCAGGCTTGGTGGACGGCCCACTTTTTTCACCTACTTCCGTGAAGGCGGATTTGGCCGCTGGGAGTGGTCTTTTGATCCCAGCGATGGCTATTACGACACCAATCCTGACGGCGAAGGGCTTTTCTTCGTCACCCCCAATGGCCGTAAGCAGCTTGAGGGAACCTGCGACTTTCGGCTCTCCAGCAACCGCACGCTGGCGATGGCGCAGGCCAGAAGATATCATCGCCGCCCGCAAGACGATTAGACCGCCATCCCCTCTTGAGTCGTCGCACACAGGCGGCTCCAGTGTGTATAACGCAAGGCCGATTAAAACCATAACCCAGCGCCCAGTGTGAAGGGCAGAAGGGGAAAAGATGACACTGATAGAGGCTCTTGAAATGCTGAAGGCAAAGGGAATCGCACGCTTGACCGGCATGGCAGACGAAAGCAATATCGAGAAATACCTCGACAACGCTGTTCAAATCCACGAAACAAGTATCCGGTATGCTGATGTCCCGTGTCACAGATACAGCCTAGACCATGAGGACAGCCATTATATCGTTGAGACCAACGGGCATCACATCATAGCAACCCATTACGACGGGTTTGATATGGCAACTTATAGCGACTACCCGACCGAAAATGAAATGTACGCAGCTTTTACGGAGTATGAAATCATGCGGGACGCTGAAGCCATTGCCGAAGAGATGCAAGCTAAACGACCAGGTGAACTCCCCAGAGAAGCATGGGTACTAATAGCAACGTCTGAGCTTACGGCCGCGCACAAGGCCAGCATGAAAGCGTTTGAAAGGGATTTTCCAACCAGCCTGTAGGTTGCTCCCGGTCTCGACCGGGGGCGGCATGGAGCCGAAGTATTACGGGAGATAGGATTTTGAGGGAACACGTCGAATCTAACAAGCGGGAGGTGATGCTATGAAATTCCGCATTAGCAGAACAAGCGAGGGAAGGGGTCAACAACCGAAACCATGCAAAAATGCTACGCTAGAAGGCGATAAATGGTATATCGAACTGAACACGCTGGATGAACTGGTTGCCCTGGCGAAAGAGGTTGACGAAGAAATAATCATTGGCAAAGACAACGATCTTGAGATTTACAACGATTACAGGGAATCTTAGAGACAGCGAAGGGGCCGCGATAGGCCCCCTTTCTTTTTTAGTCCTCACCTGGCGCCACCTATCTTGCCGGTTTCTTTCGCCAATCATCCCCGGCCATCTTCAGGCCGTCGCACATCTCCACCAGGCGGGAGACTATATATGGCCCGGTGTCTGGATAACGCTTTTCTAACTCCGTCAGGTTGAAGTTGCTGGTCACGATCAACGGCTTTAGCTGCTCATAGCGCATATTGATCACCCGGTAAAGCATCTGCTCCGTCCATTCCTTGACCTTTTCCTTGCCCAAATCGTCGATCACCAATACATGAACCTTTGCAAGCTGCTGAACAGCGTGATCCTCTGTTTCTTTATTTTCGCCATCATACGTTTTTCTGATGCTACCAAGGTGATCCAACACATTCCCGAAGAGGCAGCCAACCCCTTTGTCCACCAGGGCGTTAACTATGCATCCAGCCAAATACGTCTTTCCAGTGCTGGCTGGCCCGGTGATGAAAAGCCCCTTGGTAGTTGTCTTTCTTGCAAAGTCTTTACAGTAGGTAAGGGCTCTGTCATATGCGGCCTGATTGCTGTTCGTCCGTTTTGCAGCCTCAAACGTGGCTGGCTGATACCTGGCCGGCAATTGACATTCCTGTCTGAGCAGATCAACTATGCGGATGTGTTCCTCCTGCCTTTCCTGTTCCCGGCGCCTGCTGTCTAATTCAGCCCATTCCTTGCGTTCTGCGACAGCCTGTAGGCAATCACACAGTTCTACATCTCCGTATATTGCGAACCTGGCATTGGCAGGGGTGACCCTCTTCCTCGGCCTCTCCTTGCCACAGAACTCACACTTCTCATATTTTATCTCAGGAGTCTCCTGGCTCGTCATAGATTTGTCTTTCCCAGTCCGACATTGCTGAGCCCCCAGGAGTAGAGACTCCAGGCCGCGAACCTCGCCCATTATTACCGCCACCTTTCTGCTGCTTTTCAAAGTCTATCTGGCACCAGCGCCTAAACTGTGACCGTGGATTTGATTTCCGCTCAAGCGGCTTGTCCAGCTTGTAAACCGCCCAGGTCTTAACCTGTTGCAGTAGGTCTAAATTTGGAAAGTCCTTGGCTAGGGCGATCAGGTATTTTATATCCGTAACCGGGTCCATCGGGTAGCCTTTCACTTTTTGTAGCTCGGCCAGAATCGGCAAAATGATTTCTGGCTCCCTGGCGCCGGCCAACTCTTTTTCAATTAGCGACAATGAGGGATCGGGTTCAATGGCGTCGCCAGACGTTATAGGCTTTAGATCTTGATCTGTATCTGTATCTGTATCTGTATCTGGGGGCGTTTCAGAAACGTTGCTGTCACGTTTCGGTAACGTTCCTGTAACGTTTCCTGCCCTATGCTTCCGAACCCTGGGTGTGCTGCTATCGCTGGAATATTGACGTTTGTCATGGTTGGTTAAATGGATCGTAGCTTGCCCGTCGAGATCAACAACCTCAACCATTTTCATGTTCGTAAACTGATCGTAAAACGTTCGTACCTTGTCTATACGCAGTCTAGCTTTTGCTGCAATCTCTTTAAGTGTATATGGCACTCCTTCGCTCATAAGCAGGTAGCCGCGGCAAGGAGACTTGTTTGCAAGGCACATCATAGTCACCCACAGCCATCCGGCAATAGGCGGTAATCTTTCCAACTTCGGATCGTCGGGTA